TACAATGTGACCGGGTTTTCGGGCGCGGAGCGCGCCTACCGGCCGGACAAGTTCAAGAATCGGCGCGCTGAGATCTACTGGACGTTCCGCAACGACCTGGAGAACGGGCTCATCGACCTGGACGGGGCCGACCTCGATCTTCAGGAACAATTGCAGAACATTAAGTGGTGGGTGGACTCGGGAGGCCGCATTCAGATCGAGTCGAAGGAGGACATGCGCGAACGCGGAGTCAAGTCGCCCGACTACGCTGACGCCGCAGTCTACTCGACCGTCGCGGCCGCACACGCGGTTTACCAGCCGGGGATGCAAAGCTCTATGGCCTCCGACCTCCTCACCAGGGAGATGTGATGGCGGACTGGTGGGAAGATCCGTATAACGGTGGGCCGATGGTTAAGGTCGAAGGATTCCCGCGCGCGCTGTACCCGCCCGACGCAGTCCAGTATGGGAAGGTGCCGTCCGTCTCTGGGCCTGATGTAGAGGCGTACAAGCGCACGGTCAGTCGTGCCGGTCGCTGGCCCTGGCAAGAGTTCGATGGGGCGTTCAGCAACGCGTTCTCTCATGGGAAGTCGGGAAACGTGGGCGATTCGGGAGTCGCGGGAGTTCAGCGCCAGCAGGGCATAGACGACACCGGCTGGATCGGCAAGTCTACGTTCAACACTCTGCGCTCGATCCGCTGCCCCGAGGGGCCGCACCGGGGCGAAATGGCGATGGATGCTGAAGCGGTACGCCTCATCAATAAAGCCTGGAAGCAGTTCGGCGGAAGTGAGCCAGAGCCGCCGGGAACGTCTCTCCGGAAGGAAGCCCTCAGGATCGCCGTCACGCAGCTAGGAGTGCAGGAGAAGCCTCCCAATTCGAATCGGTGCAAGTTCACCGACTGGTACGGGATGGTCGGTCCCTGGTGCGCGATGTTCTGCACTTGGTGTTACGAGACGGCGGGGAATTCACCCTCCTTCAAGCAGGGGGAGCGGTACGCCTACGTGCCATATATCGTCGCGGACGCTCGCGCGAACCGTTACGGCCTGACGACGACGGAGAATCCGATTCCTGGCGACCTAGTTTGCTTCGACTGGGAGGGAGACACGATCTACGACCATGTGGGGATCTTCGAAGCGTGGATCGTAGGTGCGGGGGATTTCAGCTGCATCGAGGGCAACACGTCGTACGCGAACCAGTCCAACGGCGGCGAGGTCATGAGGCGGACGAGAAACCGTACTCAAGCCCGCGCCACGTTCGTCCGAGTGAAGGAGTGACGATGGGCAGAGTGTGGACTCCAACTGAACTCGCCGTTATCGCTATCGCAGTCATCCTCCTCGTCGAATTGATTCATACCTGGTAATGGCGCGCCCGCGTAGCACAGTTCCCGCGACCGGCTCGAAGCCACCCATCCGGGAGATCGGCACCGTCCTGAATGGGGCGTTCTCGCCCGCCGGTATGGCTCCTTGGACGAGTTGGGTCGATACCGAGGAGACTGTGCCCGAACTGAAGTGGCCTACCTCAGTGCGGACGTACGCGGCCATGAGGAACGACTCGCAGCTAGCGGCGCTCTATATGGCGACCCTTCTGGCGCTCGGGAAGATGTCGTGGCTGATCGACCCGAACGGCGCGGACGACGCGATGGTGACGAAGATCAGCGAAGACTACAACCTACCCATCCTGGGTGAGGAGGCGGACAATCGCAAGCGTGGCCGACTGAAGCGCCGGTTCTCTTTCCGCGATCACATGCGGAAGGCGTTCAAGGCTGGCATCTACGGCCACTACTACTTCGAGCAGGTCGGCTACATCGGAGATGGGACGCAGGGGCGACCGAACGACGGACTCTGGCACCTGCGCAAGCTGGCCGAGCGCCCTCCCTCGACCATTCAGGATTTCCGGGTCGCGGAGGACGGTGGACTCATCTCCATTCGGCAGAATGTCTCGCAGGGCAGCACCTCCTGGCAGACGCCGCTGCCCGAGATCCCGGTAGACGTTCTGGTCGGCTACGTCTGGGATCAGGAGGGTGCGAACTGGGCCGGTCGCTCCTGGTTCCGAGAATGCTACAAGAACTACCTCATCAAGGATCGCCTGCTGCGAATCGACGCGGTGAACCACGAGCGCGCGGGCGGCGTCCCATATATCGAGGCCCATCCCGGCGCGACTCTGGACGAGATCGACAAGCTCAACCGGATGGCGCAATCGTTCCGGGTAGGCGACACGGCGGGCGGTGCAGTTCCGTCCGGAGCGAAGTTCAATATCGCTCGTGGGCTCCAAAGCTCCGTGATCGACTCGGTTATCTACCATGACGAGGCGATGGCGCGGAAGTTCATGTTGATGGTCATGCAGCTGGGGCAGACTCGCTCGGGCGCTCGTGCCCTGGGCGAGACGTTCGTAGACTTCTGGGCGGCGGGTATGGAGTCGTTCGCCTGGTGGTTCGCGGACACGTTCAATGAGCATGTCCTTGAGGATGACATCGACTGGAACTGGGGCGAGGATGTCGAGCAGGTACCATTGCTCACGTTCGACTTCGACCCCGAACTAATGGTGGCGGATCTAGTCGCGCTGATTGGATCGGGCGCGATCATCGTGGACGACGAGCTAGAGGCAGAGATCCGCAAGGAACTGCGGATGCCGCCCGCTCAGTACCATCACGAGGATCCGGCCGTCGTTAGGCAGCAATCCATGGAGATGCAGCAGAAGGCTCTGGATGCCAAAGCCAAGGACTCAAAGACCCCGGCCGGGGGTAGCCCGTCCGGCGGTGGTAGCAGGCCGTCGTCGAGTGGCGGGAAGAAATGACGGCGGCGACTCCTGAGAACTGCTCCCTCCTGGGTCGCCGCCGTCAAAAAACAAGGAGGAAGGAATGGCAAAGAGTAAGGGCCGCACACACAATCCCAAGTTCGGTACGTCTCCGCAGGGCCAGCGGGCGGCGCAGGCCAGCCCGGTGTCGGGGATGAACGTCGGCGGTCTAACCGATGCGCAGGTTCGCGCGAACGCGGCGGGCGTCGGCGTCATGCTTCACCAGCAGCTGAAGAAGAACAAAAGCGCTAGTTCGCCGGTGTAGGAGGAGCGATGCCCGCGAAGAGTCAAAAACAACGCGGATGGATCTACGCGAACAAAGGGGCCGCGTGGGCTAAGAAGCATCACTTCGACAACAAGGGAAAGTTGCCGAAGCGCGTCAAGGGGAAGAAGAAGTAGATGCCACCCGGAGTCTACAACCTGGATCTCTACCACGGCGACACCTACAGCGCGCAGTTCGTGCTGTGGGCGAATGCCCAGAAGACGCAGGTTGCTGATATCTCCGGATCGACGGTGAAGGCTGAGATTCGAGCGTCTTCTGGCGGGAACGTCCTCACGACGTTGGAATGTGACGTGGTGCCTCCCAACAAGATCGATGTGAGGATGCCCGCCTCGGATTGGACGACATGGCCGGTGAACGTCTCTAAGGGCGTCTGGGATCTTCAAGTCACCTATCCGTCCGGCGACATCTCGACCGTAGTCGCGGGATCCGTCAGCGTGACGCCGGACGTGACTCAATGACGACGGTCACCGTAGCCGGTGATAAACAGGGGCTCGACGTCATAGCGCCGCCGGTCGTAAAGGTCGAGATCATTACGGGTGGCTCTCCTGGCCCTCCCGGCCCTCCTGGCCCTCCTGGCCCAGCCGGTGCTGACGGCGTTCCGGGCGCGAAGGGGAATACAACTTCCCCAATCATGCTATACAACTTTTCGACTAGTACAACCGAGCCTCCGACTGGCAGCCAGATGCGGATGGACAACTCCGATCAGACCGCTGCTACGAAGATTTGGGTGAAGTACGTTACTAACGACGGACTAGACATGACAGTGTATTTCAATCTATTGGCCAAGGCGGGAGGTAGAATCTACATCCAGGATAAAGATGATTCCACCAAGATGCAGGAGTACGACCTGACCGCTGACGCCGTGGGTAAGACTGACTACGTCGAGTTGGCGGTTTCTTGGAAGCTCGGGAATCTTCCACTGCCCTCGCAGGCAGTAGCTCTCGTCCTCACGGGGGTGATGATTTAATGAGGTGGATGACACGGCAAACCGGTACGTCAGCCAACGTAACGTCTGAATACATACGAGCCGACGCGGGTGATTTGAAGTCGCCCGGAACGCCATACAAGGACACCGAAGGTTTGTGGCGCGTTCCTCGCGTGCCGATCTGCTCGACCGGGATCGAGTACCGGCTCGGCACTGGTAATCATACCTTCACGGAGCAGGAACTAGCCGACGCGGTGAAGGCGACGACGAGCGGCGACGTGGCCATCAATCCTCCTCGGATCAAGCTCGGTCACTCTTCGAAGGCCAACGATCTCTTCTTGGGCGAGGACGAGCCCGCGTTCGGGCGCGTAGAACTAATGCGCCTCTCCGATAACAAGCAGACGATCTACGGCGATTTCGTGGGAACACCGGAATGGCTGACGAAGGTTCTGCCCGTCGCGTTTCCCAGCCGCTCCGTCGATGCGCAGTTGAACGTCGAGACGGTCACGGGTAAGAAGTACGCGATGGTCATAACGGACGTATCTCTGCTCGGTGTGCGCTGGCCCGGCTGCTCGGTTCTCGAAGATCTGCCGCTTTGGTACGGATCCGAGACGCCCGAGAGCGCCGAGGTTCTGGCGGCATCGCTGGACGTGACGGCGATCCGAAACAAGTTCTATGTCGCGGGGCCGGGCAAGGAGCATGATGCCTGGTGGATTCGCGGCGAGAGGTTCGACACGGAAGAGGGCTACAACCTCATCGTAGACGAAGGCACCGGCGATATCTGCCGGGTCGCCGTCAGAGTCGATGGCGATGAGGTCAAGTTCGGAGAGCCGGTGCGAGTCACCGAGCAGTACCCGGACAAAACGGTCGCGGCCTCGGCCGTTCTCGCGGGGATGAAGATGGCGGATCCCGCCATGATCATCCACGCAAATCGGGCGGAAACTGACCGTCCGACAAACCAGGAAGGAGAGGCGATGGACGAGGAACTGCGTCTGAGTCTCGCCAAGCGCCTGGGTCTGCCCGAGGATGCGACCGAGGAGCAGATCCGGACGAAGCTCGCAGAGCCGGTGAACGAGGAGCCACAGCCCGATGAGGGCGCAGAGGGCGACGAGGGCGCTGGCGACGGCGAAGAGGGCGACGGCGAGGAGTCGGGCGACGGCGAGGAGCAGCCTGCTGAGGGAGAAACTGTTTCCGCAACCGTCACGCTCGACCGGGCGACTTTCAATCATCTCAAGCGAGGTGCCGAACTCGCAGCGAGACACGAGCAGGAGCGTCAGACGAACCGCGTGTCCGAGATTGTCGAGGCGGCGGTCAAGGATGGTCGGATCCCACCCGCGCGCCGAGCGCACTGGACGAAGCTGGCCAAGGCTGACTTCGAAGGAACGAAGACGACGCTCGATGGCCTGGAGCCTGGCCTCGTTCCGGTCGGCATTCGCGGCTCGTCCGGAAGCGGCGACGAGGAAGGGACTTCATCCGAGGCGGGGCAGGGACTGCCGGAGGAGTGGTTCCCTGAGATCAGGGCCATTCGCGCCCAGGCCAATCGTGACCGGCGGGTCGTGAACGCCAAGGAGGGTTAGATGGCCAACGATCTCATCCCCTACAAGCGACCTGGCGAAGATGTAACTGGCTACGCCGTCGCGGCGGTCACGGGGAAGCGCTGCGTCCAGATCGCTGCGGCGAAGCCCGCTGGCGAAAAGGCCGAGGGCGTCAACCTGGCTGCGACGACGACGGGCGGCGGCGGGACGTACCGGGTTGCCCTTCCGTCCGGCGCGGGTGCGAACGGCGGCGCGGCCAAGGCGATCTTCGGGGTTGCCAAGTACGACGCTGCGATCAACAAGCTCGTGGGAGTCGTCCGCGAGGGCATCGTGCCGATCACGTCGTCGGCTGCGATCACGGCGGGACAGAGTCTGCAGGTGGCTGCTGACGGGACGGTCGTGCCAGCTTCGACTGGCGTCGCCATCGGGATCGCCTGTGATGACTGTGCAAGCGGGGCCGACTGCGAAGTCGCGCTCATGATCAGCTGAGAGGAGGGAAGATGAAGGAAAAAAGAGTCATCCTGGACAGCGATATCGTCTGGGTTCCGGGTCAGCCGGGAATTCTCCGCGCGAGCGGGGCCATCGAGGCTCAGACGTACCCGAACCCGGTCGCCCATCCTCTCGGTGCGCCTACCGTCTCGGGCACGACCGTCACGGTGGATCTCGCAGCCCAGAGCCCTACACGAGTCACGCGAACGCTGATGGACCTGACGTACCAAAGGTTCTTCGCGGATCGCGTGTTCACGTCGTCGGGCGGCGTCAGCGGCGGCGCGGTCGTCTATGACGACCTCCAGGCCAACGACCTCTACTCCGACCGTGACATTCAGCGGGTTGCTCCCGGTGACGAGTTCCCGCTTATCACCAGCAGCAGGCGCGTCCCGAAGGTCGCGGAAGTGGAGAAGTGGGGCGCCAAGTTCTTCATCACGGTAGAAGCTCGGGATCGCAACGACATCTCGGTCTTCACGCGAAACGTCCGGATGATGGCGAACACCATTGTCCGGAAGATGAACCTGCGAGCGGTCGAGACTCTGGAAGCGGCCGTTCAGGCGTCTCCGAACCGGCTCGTGACCGGACTCAACTGGAGCACCGTCGTCACGGCGGGCGCTTCGGCCAGCAACTCCAACCTCTGGCCTGCGTACGACTTCGCTCGCGCGCAGATGCAGGCGGAGACGGAGGAACTGGGGATCGTCTACGACCTGTGGATCATGAATCCGCAGGAGTACCTGCAGCTGGCGCGGATCTACGGCCCTGCGCTCAACGACCTGCTGTCGTCGATGGGC